AAATTCCTTGATGCTAATGCTGATATACCAGTTAAAGCTTCAGTAGATTCAAATATTTTACCAAGTCCGATACCTAAAGTATTTGCCTGTTGTTTAACAAGCTTTAACGCACCCGCAAGGCCGTTCATTTCAACTAACTGCCTACCAGTTGAGACATTAAGTGCGTCAAAAATCTTGAGCATGTTTTCTTGTGGTTTAAATAATCCAAACAGGATCATTTTATACTGTGTTGCAGCGATTGAAGTAGATCCGGCTGTTTTTGAAAGCGTAGCAAGTGAAGCGCCCATCTCGTTTGTTGATACAGCTAAATCAGCAGATACTTTTGCAAGGCCACCAATAACAGGTATTAATTCAAGGACGGAAGTCTGGCCTTCTTTTTCAATAGTAAACAAGAGATCTGCTGCTTCTGCTGTGGTTTTTATTTGGCCTTCATAACCGGCCATTAATTTTGTCAAACCCTTAATGGCTTCTGCCTGGTCAATATGTGCTGATTTGGCTAACTGTGACGCTGTGGTAAGTGTTTGGAGAGACTTAACGGGGTCAGTTACACCGGCTGAAATTACCTGATAATAACCTTTCATTAAATCAGTTGAAGTTCCAAGTACTGATGACATACCCAAAACTTCTGATCTGATTTCTTTCAAACTTCGAGTTGTGACCTTTGCCATGTCAACGGTTGCAGTCTCAAAATTCTTAAATGCAACAATTGAATCCTTGACTAATTTTCCCAGGACAGCAGCACCCAGGACGCTACCAGCAACCAAACCAAGTGTTTTAAGCGCACTTGATGTTTTACCAACGCTTTTAGATGTTTGATTGCCGAACTTATCAGTTCTCGCTCCGGCCTTTTTTAAATCAGAATTATATTTTGTTAATCCAACTGCTTCAACAGATACGGAAACTGTTCCTAGTCTCATTTCTTTTTGCCTTTCTGATTTGCTTCACGTTTCCTTTTCTCATTTTGGAAATTGATGATTTGTTCTGAAAGGCTGAGAATTTTTGAAAGAGTTTCTGGTTTTTCTCTACATTGAAACGTCTCTAAAGCTATATTTATAGCTTCTATTCTTAAGGAAATTGCTTGACCGTCTGCACTTAATAATAGTTGACTTGAGCAATATGAATATATGTTAAAAGCTTCTGCATTCTCAATTATCATATCCGGTCTACATGTAGCACAAGGTGGGCCGTTCTTTTTAAATTCCTTTTGCTGTGATGTATCCCACCTTTTATTAATTTTAAATGCCAGTTTGCACTTTTCGCAAGATTGTCGATCTACTCCGGAAAGCCATCTTGCGAATCCGGTAAGTTTTTTTCCTCTAGCTCCCGCTCTTTTTCAACTATTTTATCAAGCTGTTCGATCATATTTTTTAGAATTTCTGAAAACCCGTTTAAATCACTGACTTTGATCTTATTGACTTTGTTGCATTCAAGATTCTTTCCGTTCTCGTCAAACACATTTTTCCAGTCATCTATTCTCAAATGAACACCATCTTCTTTCAGCATTGTTTCATCTGGGACCATATGACCTTCGCTTGTCTTTGTACTCTCGTTGAAAATAAAAGAGAGCTTTCTGCATTTTGCAACAAATCTCTGCTGTTCGCCTTCGTTAAGATATTTAATCTTAAGTCTGCCGTTATCGGGATCATTCGGGATATCAAACCATTCTGTGCGTTCCTTAAAAATTCTCATTTTCCTTTACCTTTCTTGATAAAGAGGGGGTTCGTCAACCCCCGGCTCTCCTGCAAGAGCGTTAATATTAGCCTAACTTACCGCCATGTAATATCGTTCCAGCAATCCCGTCCTCAGTCGTTAATGAACCTTCTGAAGCAAGCGTTAAAGTCCCTGCTGCAACGGTTGTGATTGTAGTTAAGATAGTGTCGTTTGAAGTTGAACCTTCAATTAACAAAGACTGACCATCAACAAAGCCGTCTGTAATAAAAGCACTGTCATCATCTGTGATTGTGTCTGCTGTTCCAGAACCCATTACAAAGTGAAGTGCAGTACCAAGGACGGGGGTTGTTACCGTTTCACTGATTGTCTCGGTATGAGCGAAAAACACAGCCGGAAGTCCGTTCAACAGAATTGAACCATTCTGAGGTATTACACCGTTTGAATCGGCAGCGTCTTTGTTCAGAGCAGAAACCTGGAAAGCAGCATCTGCATCATTTGCTATATCCACTGTCAGGAAATCTTCATAATTCAGATATACCCTGCAATCTGTGAATTTGGTATTTGCAATAAAATACGTAAACAACTGATCGTATCCATCTGTGTCCTGCTTGCAATAAGTTCCGCTGAAAGTTATATCACCAAGTGAACCGCCTGTTGCGAACTGTCTGGAAATATATTCACGGAATACTTTTACCGTTGCTCTTTCTCTTGAAACACCGGGCAGTGTTATGTTATCAAGCCCAGCTATAACATCTTGATCGACCCCACCATATTGCAATACAATTGCCATATTTTCTGCGGTCATATAAGTCGCACTATTTAATGCCATGTTAATTCTCCTGAATAAATGTTCTAAAGTCTATTACGGAAGTCCAAAAATCTTCTTCCCTGTATGCCGGGATTCTGTTTTCCCTGAAAAGCTTCACCCGGATGTAACCTGTTGTCGTTAAAGCTGTTTTCTGAAACAAATCAAACGCTTTTTGTACTATCTGATCTGCTTCGCTCCCTCCATCCGCTTCATCTGAATAAACCTTGATTTGGATTAAAGCCCGTTCAAGATTTTTTCTAAGCGTGTCGTTTTCTGCCATTGCTATGATTCTGAATGTTGCGTAAGGCTTTGTAGGTACATCGTCTTTCGTAAATCCTTCCGGTTTAAACCTGCCAGCGACAGTCCCTGAACCGCCAATAGCAGTATTGAAAGTATTGTCTGTAACTCCTTTTGTATATATTGCTGTTGCTAATGGATCCGCACTCATAATCTGTTATCGTTAAAGATTTTTTTTATGTTGTTTTCGTTATCAAATAAAGCCGTTCTAAAAACAGGCTGTGCTTTGGTTCCGGGATGCATCCCAATATAACGCCATGAGTTTCCAATTTTAACAGAACTGCCTATCCAGTGTGGTTCTGTTCCAAGTTCAACCATCGGAGCATAATCAACATTTGTATAAACAAGCCCTGCGAAAGTTTCAAAAGCTGTATCAATAGAATTTCTTAACCGTCCAGAAACAACAGGGCAATTCATTACAACATCACCTAAAACCAGAACCGTTGATTGCCTTATCTTTTTAGATATGATTTTTCTAGTTTGTTTGTTGACTGCTTTTCCATTCCATTCGATTTTGGTTGCTTTTTTCATTACTCAACCTGCCTGACTTGAAAAAAATACACGTTATTTGACGGGTCAATTCTCGGATTAATTATCTTATAAACATTGCTATCATCAAGTGTCATTTGGTCTGTTTTCTTTGGCGTTACTGACAGGGCTGTGAATAGCCTTTTTTCCATGATTACTTTTCTATCACCCGGAGCAATTAACCCACCGCCTGAACTTATTTCATTATTGTTATAATTTACAATCGTTGCTTGAATAGTTTTGTCGGCATAAGTCACAGCAGGAGCGCCCCTCCCGCTTCGTGTGCCTTCAGTTGCAACGTGATAAGTAATGTTGACTTTAATATCACCAATGCCTTTCAGCCCGGCTTTAACACCTTTTCGTAATATGGTTCGCATTCCCATTATGCCCTCACAACCGGAATATTAAGACTACCGGGAACAGACGTTAAATAATCCCTGAGTAGATTTATCGCACTTGTTGAAAACTGGCCAACTCTGTCTGAATTATTAAAAACGATATTGATAGTCTCAACTGTAAGTTCTGAAATACCTTTTGTTTCCGGGTCTGCCTGTCTGTCATCTGAATACAGCGCCCATGCCTGTTCACAGCATGCATGTTTCATACAAACGTATGCATCTGAATAATCATCAGCGTCAATAGTTACGCTCCATGATAAGCCGTAAGTCATCATTTCTGTTGCTTCAATCAACAGTCTTGATTTGTCTGCATCTGCAATCACAGACCATAGAGCATATCTATTATACTGATTATTAAAATATGCGTCTGCTTCGGTTAATGTTGTAAAACTGTTAGTTGTTCCTGCTGCTGGGTCAGCCATTACATATCACCATTTGAAGATATTGTTATGCCTGTGCTTGTGGGTGTCGTATACCATATGGGTGTGGGCCAACATGGTTCCGGTGTTGGATAAACAACAGGATAATAAGGTTGACTGACAAATTCTTTTTCTTTGTCAAACATTTTTCCAAGCAAACCATGTAATTCTTTAGCCTGTTCTATTGTTAAAACAATATCACCGCTGTCCGTTTCCAATGTTATTTTAACTGCTTTAATATTTGCCATTAGTTATCCTTAATATAATTAGTAACATCTGAACCGATTAATTCTTTTAGTCTTTTTGCTTCTTTGTCAGCTATCCAATAATTTAGGTTGTTTTCTTTAAAATGACCTAACGTATGCCCTTCTCTGCCCTGCACACCCTTTATACCGACACAAAGATTTTCACCTTCGTTATAAGCAAGTTTTTTACCATCAAATCTATTCCATAAATGTATATCAACCGAACCTTTATCTATTCTGTTCCGGTCTGCTTCAGAAGCGATTACCTTTGGGTCGTTTTTGCAAATTGCTTTCAATATCTCGGATACGCTTAAAAACTTAAAAGCTGTTAAGCACATTGCCGGTCTGCTGGTTTTTTTAATCACATGATAAGACTTTTCATTTAAGTTCCAGTATGTGAACGAGTTTTGCCCGACAAGATCGTAGTCTTTTAAATGTTTAAGCTGAATTTCAAGATAATCCTGTCTATACCAATCATCGTCTTCAACTATAACGATAAAATCAGTTTTAACGTGCTTTAAGGCCTCTAATAGATTAACCCTAAGTGTATGTATAGGATCTGTTTTTAAAGGCTTCCTGCGGTGATATTCGCATCCTGAACGGTCTTTTATAGGTAATGCT